CATTTGTCAAAAGACCAGAACATTCCATCCTCTGTCCATTCAGATCTAAAGTATCTCCACTACTTACTGTTACGGCATCAAACTCACAATCTCCTGTAAGTTGTAAGGTATAATCAGAACTTCCTGCGGTTGTCATTGTGCCAACAAAATTTAGATTTTCTAATTCAATTATTTTTACACCACCATTAGCAAAAGTAGTGCCTGTCAATGTAAATGTTGCAGCACTATTAGGTGCTGTGTTTAATCCCACTATTTTACTTGTGCTTGTTCCGCTTGAAAAATTCCAAGTTCCTCCAGAAGATAATACGATTGCACCATCTTTATCATTAGTGTCGTCTCCTAAATAAATAAAACTACCTGAATTTTGATACCACGTTTTACTGGCTTTAGTTGTTAATGTTCCGACTACAGTATATCTTTCATAAGCATCCAGATGGTCGTCATTAGCTGCGGTTAAATTATAAAAAATAGTTCCATTGTTATTTGTTCCACCTCTTAAAATTTTATTACCTGCTCCATCAAATTTAAATGTTCCATTATTATGTATAAATTGATTGCCACAATGAGTTGCATTATTTTCAAAGGTTCCTCCCATTTCTAAATCACCTCTTGGTGCTGACAAAGTTCCGTTAGCTGCTATCGTAAGTGTTCCGTCAAGATCAAGAGTGCCGTTTACGTAAGTTAAACTTGTATTTGTTACAGTCCAAGCCGTATCTGTTCCTGAATCTGTAAGAGTTCCAGAACCTTCGTCACACTTAATCCAGTGCATTGGCGTTATATTGTAACTTCCAGAATAAAGAGAGGATGCTTGTTCTGCACTTAAGCCGTGATTATAAAATCTGAAATCTCTAAAATCGCCATCAGGTTCATATTGATGAGCATTGTTATTATACATAAATCCACCGCCTAAGAAATTTTTATCTGCTCCAATACCATGTAATTCATCCCACCAAGCTGCTGTATCTGTTGAATTTGAAAACGTTTGTGCAGGTTTTACGCCATCTACATAGATGACTGGGCCTGTGCCATCCTGTGTTACAGCTATATGATGCCATTTATCTAAAGAACAAACTACCGCATCTGTTTGTAAATCCCATTGATAAGCTCCGTTTTCAAATAACGCAGACCTTACCTTACCACTCGCATTCATACCAACCATAAAGAAATAATCATCGGTTGAATCAGATAATACATATATCCAATGGTCATCGGTATTAGTCCAATTATCTGCCCTTGTCCAACAAGCTACTGTTCCCTTTGTTAAAGCTGTTAAATCATCAATCGCTGACGCTGCATTAGCAGAAATTGTAGCATCGTTAGTAGCATCATTGTGAACGTATGACAAAGCCTTACCCTCTAACTTTCCTTGTGTTACTGTTAACGTTCCATCTGTCGTTGTGCCGTCCTTTTGAACATTTACACTAAAGGCATCAAACTGCCAATTAGCACTTGAACCCAATGGGTTTTGTATTGATAAAGCATATTCGGTTGAATTATCATCATAATCCGTAATAGTAGTTCCACTTCCTTCATTTAATTTCCACCAACCTACCCTATTATCTATTCCATAAGCAAGAGAATCACAATTTATTTTAGATGCTAAAAATTCTATTTCATCGTCATCCAGTATGTCTGTAAATACTTTAGCGTCTGCCATTTGACCAGCAAATGTATAATCATTATTTAATGCACCTATGGCTATTTCTGTTGCACTATCTCCATCCCAATCTGCAAATGTAACTCCTGCTGTTGAACCTGTGGAACCGTCTCCACCACCTGAACCAAGAGCAACTTCTTTACCATTAATATAAATGCTTAATCCATTAGCACCTCCTGTGCTAGAGTTTGCTGTTACTGCAACGTGTGTCCACGAATTATTCCCTCCGTCTGTAAATGTAGCATCAACAGGTGTTGCCATCGCATTGTTATTATTTGCTTTATAGTTGAATGATATTTTACCATTTGATAAAAGAGATACAGTTGCAGTATTCTGAGGCCAAGTATCTCCAAGTGCTGAAAGGAATCTTTCTTCAACTGCTGGATTACCGTCTGCTGGTTTAATCCAACAGCTCATTGTAAAAGAAGAAGTAAAAGGAGTCTCATAAAATGCACCACTTATGTGGTCTGTTCCACCACTTAACTCCATAACAGGGTCAAGATTTACATTAACGATTGCTGCTTCAAGATTTCCTTCAATGATCCCGCCCGTGCCGTTTATTTCTATTGTTCCCATCTATGGTGTTGTAAAGGTTCCAAGCTGCCTTATTCCTCCGTTCATTTTTACTGTTACTCCATCCTTTATCTTATAATTACCTCGGTTAGTAACTAAACCGTGATGTGTAACTAATCCTGTATGTTCTGCATCATATAAAAATCTACCATCTGCTTCTATAGTTGTTAAACCATGAATATCTAAAGTATCTCCATCAGCGTGCATCTCATATATGCCTGATGTAAGTGTAAAATTATTCAGTATTTCAGAATGTGTGCCTGTCTTAGGTCTGAATTTTGCCTCATAGGTTGAACTTGTTTGATTTACTTCTAAATCATAAAATGTAGTTTCTTTAACTAATGTGTGATTATTACCTGCTGTATCTATTACAACTTTTCCATTATTATGTGTAAAGGTTCCTAAATTATCCCAAGCAAATCCTGCGCCACTTCCAACACCAGCATCCAGATTTTCACCAGTAATAGTAGTAGTTCCGCTTGTTGCGATAAATTCTCCTCCACTTTCTATTGTAAGACTTCCAAACGAATCTGCACCTGTTCTTGATGCTACACCATACAACCCATCTGCTGAAACTAAAACGTCACCTGTAACAGTAAAAGAATTTCCATCATCATCTGTTGAACGAGGATAAAATTTACCCCGTGTTATTGTTAAATCTCCTGCAATAACACAACTATCATCTGAAGCAAGATAATCCATTTCTAATCTATAAGAATCACCACCTAAATTTACAATTAAATTATTTAAAGCATTAGCTCCAGCGCCAGAAGTATCATCTCCTTCCATTCCTCTTATTAACGTATTACTGTCTCTTGTAATTGTTACAGTCCCACTATTATGAGTAAATGTTCCTCCTTGAACAACATCTAAAGCCCAATATGTGGCTTCATTTGTAAGTGTAGTATTTCCGCTTGTTGCAATATATGTTCCTCCATCTTCTATTGTAAGACTTCCAAAAGTCATTGCACCTGTAACTGATGTGCTTTCAGATAATTGAGCCCCATCTCTTACTGTTACATTACCATTTACTGTAAGAATGTCTGATACTGAATTACCATAAACTTTACCTTCAACTATATCTAAATCACCAGTTATAATCATAGTATCGCCATTCGAACTAGGAACGGGGTCTAACTTAACAAAATTTGAAATACTGTTAAGTGTAACTTTAAGGTCGTGTAATGCATTAGCATCTGTGCCTGAAACGTCACTACCTGATAACCCTTCTATAACTATACTATATCCTCCAGTTCCAGTAACATGAACTAAACCATCATTGTGAATAAACGTTCCACCTGCGATAAGCTGTAAAGCATATACTCCTCCACCTGCTAAATACTTATTAATTACAGTTCCATTAGCGTGAGTTGTAGCATCGTATTTTCCAGTAACATCAATCTTCATACCACCATTGATTATTATCTCAGAAGCATTGCCATCTAATACTGCACTATCTCCTGTGCCTGAACCTGCTCCTATAAGGACATCTCCTTCTACTGTAAGGTTTTGGTCTGCACTACCATTATTAGTAGTTAAAGTTCCTGCTGTTATTGTAAGGTTACCTAATAAAGTTAAATGATAATGAGTTTTATACGTTCTTCCAGAGTTATTAATTAATAAATTAGTAATGCCTCCAGTTCCAGCTTCATTTATTGGCCTGTCAGCAGAACCTCCAGTAATATCTATATTAAACGAGCCATGAGAAGCAGTAGCACCTATTGTTCCTACTGATGAAAATATATATGTAGCTCCACCAGCATCATTAAGTGTAACTTTATAGCCGCCACCTCTAATTTCACCCCCACTGTTAATTACAAGATAACCAGCTTCTTCATCTTGCGTTAGCGTTACAACATCACCACTTAAAATAGTAGTTGCGTCTGAAGCATTAGGATAACCTGAACCTGCTACATCATCCCCAGCATTTCCCCAAGTTGCTCCAGAGTTCCAGTTTCCACTAATTGATGATGTAAACGACATCAGGCCACCTCACTTACTGAGACTATATTAGAGTATATAGGAGAAGCCATTCACTAAACTTGCTCCCCATAGACAAGAACTGTTAGATCAGCACCGTTGCCTGTTGCCCTTACACATAAATGTCTAACTGGTGTTGTTGATATTGCCTTAAGTGCATTGCTACTAGTACCTACGCTTATGTCATCTCCAATCTGTGTCCAATCAGATCCACCTTCTGAACCTGGTGTGTCTTTTAAGGATCCATAAACCTTAGCTACTCCTACTACTGATCCATCACTGTTTAAGATCTGGATTGCATATCTATTAAACAAAGCACAGTCAAACTTATCCAATACTGTTGTTTCGGATCCGCCTACTGCTGTCTCTGTATTAGCAAATAAAGCTGCGTTACGTGTCTGATCGAGTCTTAATGTCGTTCTTACTACAGTTGATGCCATTAGTCAGCCCTCTTGGACTTCTTTAGTCCTTTGGGCTTTTTAGGCTTTGCCTTTACTTCTTTTTTAGGTTTGGACTTAGGAGGTCGGCCCCTAGATTTAGGCTTCCTGCTCCCAGTCTTAAGGCCCCCGCCAACGTCTTTTTTGCTGACGGAATCTTTGATTTGTAAGAGTCCAACTCTTTTACGATTTTTGATCTGAGCAATGAGTGCTTCATCTGCGACTTCAACTTCTTGGCCTGGATAGAATGTGACATTCTGCCCAGTACCAATCCTCCTAATAAGAGGCTTAAGCCCGTGATTGATGATCTTGACCATATTCTAAGACCTCCAATCAACTCTAAGCGTTTAAGTCTCTTACACTACCGCTAGTATTCCACCTGTAAGTAATTAATTCCATCGCACTGATCAATGCAAATTGCTTGGTCAATGATTGGGTTACTGCTAGGTTGTCGTTAGCTACATAGGTTGTAGGTGCTGCAACTCTTAATGCGAATTGTGGCAAGTCTAACAAGTGTATTCTTGATACTGTGTCTGAAGCTACGTGTTGTGAAACGAAAATTGGTATTCCATTGTAGGAACCAACTCTGCTGTCGTAATTCAAACCAGCTTGTCCAAGAACTCCATTCTGTGAACCTGCTCCACCTTGTGCTGCATCGTAACGTAGGATAGTAGCTGCGCCACCATCTCCACCTTTGGTTAATAATTGCTGAATGTTCATGTATGTGTCATGACCTGTTAGTAAAATCAAATCATTGTAGTTTACTCCATTTGTCATACATCCTTCGATCATTGCATCTAACATTGCAGTTGTAAGTGCTCTGTCTGAACCATCTGCGTGACTTGTGTGACCTGCGTCCATCCAAGCTGCTTCTGTTTGCTTGGTTAGATTATACATGTCTCCATCAGTTCTTGTAGATAGTGGACCGCCAGTTGGATTACAGTAAGCATCTGTGGTTGTTACACGATCTAATGATTCTAAATTAGCTGCTGTGACTGTGTCTGCATCTGCTAATAACATCTGATCCATACCGAAAACGTGTGCATCTCCCATTTCTTTTCTCATAAAAGCTGCGAGTCCTTTCAAACCATCATCTGCGTCAGATAGTAATTCTGCTTTGGTTGAGATTTCGTAAGGTGTTACGATTTCTTTCAAAGTTGCGTTTACTTCTTTGAGTGTTGGTGCAGTTGTGTCGCCAAAAGCTCCGCCTTCTGCGGTTCCTGCTGCGTAATCTGCATTTCCACCGTCATCTACTGGACGAGTTGTCATAACTCTCCAACCTGACTGTGTCCAAGGTTCTTTCTTCAATAGCTTTGCTACTTCTGACTTGGTGTTTAGCTGGTTGTAAACCTTTGCTCCGTATACAACATTGAAAGCATCTGAAATAGATGTTGTAAAATCTTTATCGCCTTTCTCAATGCCGTAACGCTTTGCTATGCCTAATGTTCCGCCATAATATGCGTTTATATATTCTTCCATTTCCATGTTTAGTTACCTCTCTCTAATGTTTCTAATTCTTCCCATGACTTGCTAACAAGATCATTGAAATCAAATTTTGCTTTAGGAGTCTCAATTACTTTTGGAGCTGGTGTATTCTTGGATCCTGAGTATACGTTAAATCCGTATTTCTTCAAAGTTGCCAAGGATTTCTCCAAAGTATCTTCTTTTTCTTTAGGTTCTTCAGACTTTTCTTCTGCTTCTTCCTCTTCTTCTTCTTCCTCTTCGGCCTCTTCCTCTTCATCAAGTTCTGCTTTAGCTTCTCCTTCGGCCATCTCTGCCAAATAAGCCATTACTTCCTTAAGTTTACCGAGAGTTTGTTCTAGATCTTTTGTAAGTTCTTCTTCCTTATTCAGATCCTCTTCTCTAACTGGTTCATTTAACGCTTCTGCAGCTTCTGGAGCTTCTTTAATCTCCTCAACTGGCTCGGATTCTTCCGATTTATGCGTTCCGCATGTGCAAGTGGACATATTTCTCATTCGGAACCAATTATATATAAAGACTTTTTTGATTTCGGAATCAACCTTTTAGACCACTCGGTCCTGTTGAAGTTCCCATATCTAACCTAAACTGCATACCTGATGTTCTACCAGTTCCGCCTCCTGGTTTCTTGTAAGACTGATCAAATCTTCCAGGATTATACCATAACTCAGAACAAAAAGCCCTCTCATCTCTTACTGGCTCTCGTCCTGGCAATCTTTCAATCCTTCTTACGTTAGCTCTGCAATTATCAAACCATACTTTACCTGGTGTTTTCTTTTTAGTAATATATACTCCATGTTTTATCATTCGCATTATGTCATTAAGATGATCGTTTGTTTTCTTAAGTGAATCTGTTTTAACTGTTGTCATAGTTTCAGCTTTACCTAGTATATCTGATACGTTTTTCTTACTCCACATCTTACAAGACCAATACCTTGCTTTATCTTTAGGCCCTGGACTATCACAGTTATGCCTTGCTCTAAATTGTCTGCGCTTATCTGGATCATCACGTTTAATGTCCATCTTAGGATCACCAAACTTAACAACTACTACGTTGCCTTTACTGTTTTTAACATAAACTCCAAACTTCTTTTTTTCACCACTCAATCTAAATGGCTTGTTTAATTTCACTTTACGGCCTTGATACTCTGCTTTGTCTAATGTTTTAAGTATATCATCAAGCAACTCGTTTGATTTACTGTATCTACGGGCTTGTATGGCCCTTTCCTGCCTTACAGCTCCAGCTCTGGAGTCATGGCAACCTAAAACCTTTCGGTCCTTCTTACCGAGCAAACAGTATTCCTTGCCTCTACGTTCTATAATCTTCTCTACCATGCCTTCTATCTCATCTAAAGTCACCTGAACCGTATCTGACTTGGCTTTTGCCATTGCTACATCCCTTACCGTAGCTTCGGGGTTAGCAGGATTGTCTCCTACCCAAGAAACAGACCATAGATCAAGTTCGTTAATTTGATTGTGGCAACTATCTTCATCACAAACTTTCTCCTGGTCCATTGCTTCACCCCTAATACTACTGGCTCCAGTAGGGCCAAACTCTTGAATCTCCTTCCATACTTTGTTGTGCATGGATAATTTATCATGGATCCCTACCCTTACCTTAACTTTACCATCTTTAACCTTATAAGCTAAAGGAAGTCCTATTGGTTGTTCTTCATGTCTGTATGAGTATACCCCATACTTCATATAAAAATCCATAGACTCTTTGATCGTCTCTGTAGGTATCTTATCATTTTGTTTATCTATAATTGGAGAAGAAATATACGTTTCCATTATCCTATCATTATACCATTCGGGCCTATACACTATCCAACCTGTATCGTTCTCGTTTTCTTTAAAGATAGTGCTTACTGCCACAACCCTACTTTTAAGTAATTATTATTAAAGTTTTTTGCTGTTTCGGAGAGAGACAGACACCTTCATTTCCACTGGAACTTTTATTGTATAAGTAACACTATTATTATTATAGCTAATAACCCGCCGTACCCCTCTAAAATCTTAGAAAAAAAAAGCGACACACCTTTTTGGAGTTCCAGTGGAAATGAAGGTGTGTGTCTCTATACTGATGACTTGAATGCTTCAGCTTCTAATTTCTCAGCTAACATAAGACTCCATGTTTCTTTAAACTTAGGAGCATTCTTTACTACTGCTCTTCTAAAATAAGGCCTAGGCTCTATACCTCTACGTCTAATATTCTTAGCAATAGAATTAGCCATAGCTGGTCCATACCCTAATACACGATCCGTCCATTCTATAATACTAGCCATAAATTCACCTGTTCCTGTCTCAGCACTATGTGGACCTGTTCCATACTCTACAGCCTCAGCATGTGGAAGTGAAGTTCCTACCCAATATGTAACTAAACCATTAGCCAACTCTCTTTGACCATCTATCTCTACTGCACCTTTAAGTGCTCGATCACTACCCAAACCTTGTGGATATGGTTGACTCATCTGCGCTACTACTTCACCTTTAATGTCTAAAGCCGTTTGTTCTATTGCATCTGCTGTAAGTTCCATCACCGCATCAGGCAATATACTAAAATCATTTTGAACTGCTCCTAAATTAGGATCAAAGTTCATTTCTATCTTAACCATTACTTGTACCCCAATACAGTATCGACATCATCGTCACCATATTTCTTCTTCCATTTTCTTTTTATGTATTCTTCGCCTTTCTTGTAATGATCATATTTAACCTTGTTCATTTGCTGTTCTCTTACTATGTGTGGCCCTCGTTTCCACTCCAACTCTGACTGACACTCTTGACACAATCCACTACCTAAGATATGGACTCGCATCCCACTTGCTAAACACTTCTTACAATTACTCATTTTACCATCACCAATACTGTTCTTTGATTCGGATGCAACAAAGCTTTACCCGTAAGTGTAAAATTGTAACTTGCCCCTATAGATTGCTGTAACTGAATCAAATCATCCAAATACATCCCTCCTGCTGGGATCCTGCCACTTAACTCCTGATGTGCACCACATGTTCTACTGTCATTTATAATCTGTAAACTATATTTAAATCTGTCTCCTAATGCCTGTTCTGCTTTTGCATATCCTCTAAACCTACCTTCATTAAACACATTTAACATCTCAGTCCTAGCTATTCTACCTAACTTCCAAGCCTGTGTATTTGCTACTGCCCTTACTTGATCTACCATACTTGCCATAGCTACATTTGTAGCTGCTGCTTCAAATATAACCTTATTCATTTCAGTATTAAGATCGTTTTCAAAGTTACCTAACGCCAAACCTAATGGCCCATTGTTCTGAAGTATTCTAATATCTTCTAAATCAAACTCATCTCTATTATACGACTTAACTCCTAAACTAGGTGCATCTGCATAAGCCGATCTAGCTCCATTTAGATAAGCATCTGTTACATCATCTTGTATAGCTTCTCTTAACTGCTTTGAAATCAATAGCGTTATGTCTGCTACTGCAGCTCTAAGATCTACTATGTTAGTAATGCCTTTTAAGTTTTGGAACTCTTTAGTTAAGACTGCCCTGAGTTCTCGTAAAGCTCGGTCAATGTAGAGAGATGCTCGTTTGGCTCCCCTTCCTCCAGCGACTCCTGAGAACGCCTTAGAAAATCCTGCCTTACTGCCTCTGCCGACTTCGGTAGTACTAATTCTCCATCCTCCCCTAAATCCACATCAATACCTGAGTTTTGGAACTGAGTTATTATCTGTGCCTTTAGATTCATGTTGTTTAAGTATTGAGTTTCGTTTCTTTCGTTAATATCATTGAAACGAATTGTCCAAGTCCTTATTCCCATTAATTTCAATAATGGTTTTATCAATCCTAACTCAACACATCGTTGAGTCTCTCTTATTGTTCTGTCAAATATTGTTATTTGTTCTCCTTCTGAATTTAATCCACCTACTCCAGACATGTCACCAACTACTAGTGGCATGACTCCATAGGAAGCGTTAATGTCGTTGTTAATGCGATCCATATATGGTAACATCATTAACTCATCAAAGTTAGGCATAATAGATACAAACTTAGCTGTATTAGATCCTTCCTGACTACTTATAATTGGAATAAAATTAGGATTGCGTCTTGTTTCTTCTGCTATGTATTCTCCTAACCTGTTAAGTGATTCCTCATTGTGTCCTGGAATATCTAAGAATCCTTTGGGTGGCCTTTCCAAGCGATAGACTTTATTTTGTAAAGATTCTATAGCTAGGGCTGTCTCTATTTTCTTAGAAAGGCCGATAATTGGTGATTGACCATAGAGTCTAGCTGTAGAACTGTACTTGTTAAAATGGATGATTTCATCCCGTGCAAATGGTATCTGCTCACCATCCACATCATAAAAATAAGCCATTGGAACTAACTTAGTGCCAGTGTCTTTGTTGTGTGTTCCTGACATAAATTCTCTAGTAAGTGGATCAAACATCTTATCTTCCAAAAACTTACCAAAACCATCAACGTAGAATCGCATGTGCTTTGCATCCTCTACCCAAAGCTCCTTGACTATCTTACCTGTAGTCTCTCCGTCATTATCTAAAACTCGATCATAAACAACACTAACCCAACAATCATCAAAGATCTCAAGTTGCCTTATTACTGCCTTAAAAAACTCCATGCCCGTTATGTCTGCATTTCCATTAGTAGGATCACGTAATACTCTATTAACTGCTGCTTTTTCTTCTGGATCCCCTGTTCCTAATTCTATAAACTCCCACTCTTTAGCTACTGCTTGACTTGCTATTCTAGTTACTACAGTTCGTAAGTGTGAATATCTATCTGCTAGTATCTCTAAATAGTTCTGATCTACTGGAGGTAGTATTGCCTCTTTGTATGCAAGATCTGTGCTAACACCAGAATACACTGGAGTCCTTGCATCTTTCATCATATTCTTATCTAAAAAATCTTCTATTCCTGACTTCCTTACGGGAGCAGGTTTGCTACGGAATCTATCGAGTAAGCCCACGTTTAATCTTATCTAACCCCATGTTAATGTTTTTAAGTTTTTGTTTGTTTACGGAATCTATAGTTCTTTTTAACTTCCGAGACCATGCTTGACCTGAGTCACCACCCATGCGCTTCCACATTATATATCCCTTACTAGGTCTTTTTTTATTGTCAAAATTCTTACCCTGTGGATCTACAGTCTCGTGCCTTCTGTAATATGTGTGTATCTTAATTGCAATAGGATGACTAACTTCGCCTTTGTTAATTAGCATAGAATTAATTTTAGCAGTTACTTTACCTCCACCATACTTAAATTTCTGATATAGTTTCTTGCCTTGTAAAGCTTCTTTCTTTACTCCGCCAGGTATAGAATAACTCATTGCCTCATACCATGCCTATATATGATCTGTTTATTTTTAGGTTCGTCAATGTATTTTCTCAATACTGGCTCTAATAATGTAGCTGTACTTATGTTTTTTGACTTAGCTATAATCTGCACTTTCTTCTTTGTTTCTGATGTAATTCCAAAAAGTTCCAGACGTGCTTTATCCATATCTCGCTGGGAACGACAGTATATATACGCATATTTATACTTATCTGTTTATTCCAGTAACTACAACTCCAAAAGGCATTACTTCTCTACTAAAAACTACAACAGCAGATGGAAAAGGTGCACTACCTGTGCCATCACCAAACTTTAACCTGCCTCTCACAAACTTAATTTGATTTGCCTTCATACAATAATCATGCCAATACTTTGTATCTGTCCTAGCTGGTATCAAACATACCACAGTCGTATTAAATTTTTGACCTTCATTGTATGCTTTCTTAATCCAATCTTTAATTTCCCTGCCATAAGGCGGATTCATAAAAACCGTATGACCTTCCCAAGACTTTGATAATCCATTATCTTCTTGTGTGTAATATGTCTTACACTTGGCTGACTCGTGTGTGCAACAAGGATCTAATGTAAAATTATATGTTTTGTCTAATTTATTAAAAAAATCCTGAGGCGTGTACCATTCATTTGTTGCCGAACTAAATAACCCTTTTAACTCACTTTGTGTTAAACTCATATTTGATTATCTAAAGTGTGTATATATACTTATGCAAAGTAATCCCACTTTGTATAGTTAAGCTTTCGTTTGTGATCCTCGTGAATCGCTAACTCGCACATCCATAACGCCATAACTGCATCAGGTGTGTGACCCTCCAATCTTCCATTTTTACCGTAAATCAATCGGCTTAATCCATCTACTAACTTACGTGTTCCTGGTCTGCTGTTCTCTGTAGCCTCTTTATTCCAAGGTATAGTGTATTTTTCTTGTTCCATCTTAAGTGCTATAAGTGGAATGCCCACATCATGCCTGTGTTTCTCTCTTCCTGTGTTGTGACCTACTACTGGAAGTCCTGCTAAATCTGCAGCAGCATGTACAACCAACCTCTGATAACCATTAGACTCTACCATAATTTTAGTAGGATTAAATCTATTAGCAAGTTCTTTCATACTAACTACCTGAGCCTCTAACCAACCCTGACCCTTAGCATACACTTTACCTGACCATGAATACAAAACTCTGCGTTCTTGTGTAGGTTTGTGAAACCCAATTATCACATAAGCCGTCTCGTCATTCTTACTATCCATACCTACTGCAAGGTCAACACCCATGTAAGTGTCCCACTCATCATTATCTGGTGCTGGCCCCATCTCCAATCCTTTGTCTAAACAAGCATTAAGAATCTCATAAGGTATAACCGCAGATTCAGGATCTAATGGATTTAACATATACTCAGACTCAAACGCACGAGATCCCATAGTTTGTTTCTCATCCATCAATCTTTCGTATGACCAATACTCAGGCCACCTTGGTGTGTCGTCCTGAAGTAATGCAGGATGTCTTACTGTGCCCCACATCTTGTTTTGCTCTACCC